CCTCGCGCTTCGCTCAAACGCCTCCCGCTCTTCGCGGCGCTTCTTTATTGCCGCGTCTATCTGGGCAAGATGCTCGGCGGAGGCGGTCTTCCGCATCGACTGAAGGCGTGACTCCTCACGCTCGTAGTCTTCTATGCAGGTCATCTCCACGCGCCCCTTTGACTCGAACTCGTCGCGCTCCTTCTGCGTCCGGGTGATGTTCTCGTCAATGCTCGCCAGTTCCTCTGCGGAGGCGGTCTTCCGGAGCTTTGTCCAGTAGGTGATCTCTTTGTCGTAGTCTTCGAGCGAGGAGAAGTCAGCCGGCCTTTCGAGCTCGGCCTTTGCAAGCTCGATCGCCCCTTTCTCTTTCTCAAGGGCGGCAACCTTCTCGCGGATTGCGGCGCGCTCCGTCTCCGACGCGCCCACATACTTCTCCTGATACTCGGCTATAAGTTTATTAATCTTCTGAAGGCGCGTCTCCTCGCTCTTGTGGCCGCCAAGGTCAGGACGGTTCTTCGAGCCTTTCACCGGCATCACAATCTCCGACATCTCTTTCTGCACGTCCTCAAGTTCCTTTTTCTTCGCCAGGATTTGAGCGGTGTAGTCGTCATAAACCTTTTGCGCCTTATCAAACACGCCGGGGAGTATCTTCGGAGCGTCAAATGCTCCGGGAAGCGTCTTCGGGGCCTCTGGCTTGGCCGGAACCGGGGAGGCGGCGTTCTTCTCGTCACCCTCTTCGCGCACCACTTTCGCGCCGTTGACCTCAAGCCGTGCTATCTTGTCGCGGCTGAGCTCAAGCTCGGCAATCTGGTCGGCAAGTTTTCTCGCCTTGGCCTCGGCCACAAGCTGACGGCAATAAGCCTGAGAGTTTTTCACAAGGGCTTGATACCATGATGCCACCGATGAGAAATACCCCATAGTGTCGCCATAGGTGTCGTTCAGCTCCTTTACAATCTTCTTTTCCTCCTCCTTGCTGCCTTTGAAATCTTTTAGCCTTGATATGTTGAGCTCGATGGAAGACACGGCGGCTTTCCGGGCGTCGTCCTCAACCTCGGCGGCCTCAGCGGCCATCTCTGCCGCGCGCTTTGCTCGTGACTCTGCGGCTGAGAGTGTGTCGGCGGCGTCCGAAGCCTTGTAGGCAGACGTGGAGAATTTGTCAAGAAGATACGAAAGAGCCATGAATGCCACGCCGACACCTGTGGAAATCATCAGCCCCTTGATGGCGACGGTGGCCACACGGGCCGACACGCCTGTGGCGTTTATAACAGCGTTCAGCAACTTGACCGGGATAATGAACCCCTTGACCGCTTTCGCCGCCGTCCTGACTCCTCCGGTAAGTTTCACCACACCCATGCAGGCTATAACGGCGGAAGACCATATGGAAAGAAACGGCTCGTAAGCCTGGAGAAGCCCGCCAATCTGCTCATTAACGTCGCCGAGGTCGTTCTCAAGCTGCTTCATGCGCCCGGAGGGAGTCTGAGCCAGCTTCTCGTTCATCCCTCCCACCGAGTCGGAGACCACATCCACAAGCACGGCCACGCGCTCCGACTCCGTGCCGAATTTCAGCACCTTCTCCTGCGCCTCGTCAAACTTGTAGCCGTAGCGGCTCAATGCCCCGGTCTGTCCCTCCATCACCTTGCCGAGCATGGTGGCTATCTGCGAGGCGTTCTCGCCTGATGCCGCCAGGCCATACTGCTGCGCAAGCATGTCGTTCATTACCGGGATAAGGGCCTTCAGGCTGCTTTTCAGTTCAAGGTAGGTGGCCAGCTCCTGCGCCCCGGCGAGCTGCACCTCGTCGCCGATTATACCTATCTGCTGCTGTGCGGAACAAAAGTCTTTTATGCTCTGGATATCCTCCTCCCTTGCGTCCATGGTGTTCCTCATCACCTGCGCAAGCTGTGTTTCAACCTCGTTCTGCACAGCATACGCCCCCGTGTATTCCTTCACAGCGGATTGCAGGCTGTCGAGCGTGGAGCTTACCGACTCAAGGCTTGTGGCCACCGCCGCGAAAATAACGAAATCTTTGCCTAATTTATCCGCCTCGGTGACATTTGCATTCATGACCTGGCGCAACGCATCGGCGTCAAGGATGAGTTTCCTGAATCCTCCCTCCGCGTCCTCCAGTTTAAAGCCTATCGATATCGTCGCTTTAGAAGCCATTTTGTTCCGTTTTTTTGTTGTATTTTTATAAACTTTTAATTACCTTTGTATCGCAAACCCTAAAAAATCAGAATTATGATACCATGCAATTTTAACCTATGGCTTATCATGGCCATGAAAGGATTCGTCTACCGTATCCTCCATCCCGAGCTCCTTACTTTCACAGACTGGGTACTTATCGTGTGCGCATCCGTATGGATTCTTTGTTTCATCACCTTGCTCATACTTGTCACCAACCATATTTTCAACAGATTGGATAAAGAAGCCGGGGAATGGGGGTCTTATCTTCCTTGGTGGGGGACCCCTCCATCCGACTAATCGGGAAAACTCCGGCAGAGCATCACCCTCTCCCAAGCCTTTTCAAGAACATAGCCTTCTGCTCCTCTTTGTCCACTGGGGCGCACTCTTTGCGGCCCCGCGTCTTCCTGTCCCACGGGAGAGGAAGAACCATGGCCGGCGACAGGCGTTTCTTGCAATGCGGCTGCATGGTCATCACTGCGTGAAGGCGCATACGCTCCCAGCATTCCCGCTGATCGGCCTCGCGGGTCTCGCGCCAAGCCCTGAACGCCTCCTCGGCCTCTTCCGGGGTGAGGCGGCAGAAATCTTCATACGACATCCCCACCGCCCCGAGCGCGTGCCCTAAGAGTTCGCAGATCCCGGCGGGCTTTTTTTTTCGCCACCGCCGTCTGCCTGTCCGAGTTTTTTCTGCTCCTCCGCAACCATCTCCTGCCACTGACGCATCTCATCGTCGCCGATCGAGTCGGCAAACTCCATCAGAGACAGCGGAAACTCACGCTTCTCGCGCTCACAGGCCGAGACAACGCAGCACCACAGGAACTTGAAAAGGTCGGAGAGGCTGCGGGGATTTATCTCCGTGGCCTCTTTCCCGGTCAGCTCCTTGAAGCGAAGCATAGCCCCCATTGTCTGGCAACAGGGGTATGGCTTGCCGTTTATCAGAATCTCGATCCTTTTCATGACGCTGCGTCTGTCGTTTTGCCGGGGTAAACCTCAGGCTCCCCGGAGTTGGACATCTGGCCGCTATAAGTGGAGTCATCCTGAGCGGGCGAGGTCTCCTCGAGAGAGTCTATCACGAAATTGCCCTTCACATAAGGCTTCGTGTCCTCGCCGCGCTTGAATGCCTCGACCTCCACAAGCGCGCCGCTGCCCCATTTGGCGGCAATCTCCTCATAGCCGTTCTCTTTCTCGTCATAAAAGCGAAGACCCTCGAAAGAAATGGAGATAGAGAGGCCGGCCGCCCCTTTCTCTTTCCACATGCCCGCCGAAAGTGGCGCGTCTGCCGCCGGCTTGACGGCCCGCTCTTTGGTCTCGGTGTTGAATGTGATGGTGTGGGACGTGCAATGCCCCACGGCCTTACCCCCGACTTTAAGCAGGAGGTCACTGCCATTGATATAATCTTTTGCCATAATATCTGAATAGTTTTGATTTAAATTTTCACGTCAAACACAAGCCTCTCCACATATGCGTCGTCTTCCCAGAACTCCTCGTGGTCGGAGAGGCGGCATGAACGCATCCTTATGCCCTCTTCCTCGCAGCTTATGCCGTCGAGGGCTTCCCTCACAGCCTCGGCGAGGGTCACGGCCTCCTCATACCCTTCGGCGCAGCAGCACACCTCCAGTTCTGCCGTGTCGGCTCCCTGCCCCCCTTTCACGGGGGCCTGTTCAAGCCCTATTGTCTTGAACACGATGTAGGGGAGCGTGGCCTGGTCTACTGCCACCGGGAAAACCTTGTCTGTTATCCCGGCCACCGCCGGGGCCTCAGAGAGGAGCTTCCCTATGATGATCCCCGCGCTTATCGATGTCTTAGGTGCATCCATATTTCTTTGCTATCCTGCGTATGCTGTTGCGGATGTCGTTTTGCAAATATTCCGTTATACCGTCTTTCACGTCTTCTTTCGTCTTTTTCATAAACCCGTATTCCGGCATCCTTCCGGTGCTGTGGGAGCGCCTCCGGCGTTTGAAAACCCTTGCTTTCGTGCGCCTCTCCCGGGTGCCGCCCTCAGCCCATAGCAGGATATGCTTTTTGTCCTTGCCTTCCCCGTTCTGACGAGCGAGCAGACGCTTCTTCCTGCTCTCTTTCGACCCGATGGTGACGCGGAAGCCGAGGGTTTTCCTGTAGACCAGCCGGCGGATCCCTTTCGCGAACGTCTTGTCCTGGCGAAGCCCGCTCTTGCGCAGATGCCTCACTGCCGTCTGCCTCACGCGGGTCGCCGCCTTGCTGAAGCCTCCTTTAAGCGCCTGCCTGCGCCGCCGGGGCTCAAGGGCGTTGAGCATCCGCTGCAGCTCTCTGTCGTCGTAGGTCAGCATCACGTCACTTGTTTACACGTTCGCATTTCAGTGTGAGCATGCCTCGGTCGATGTTGGGCACGATGTTCGTAACCGTGTACTCATGGCCGCCAAGCTGCTCCACCCTCCAGTTCTCGTCTATCTCGTGGGCGTCGCGGATGTTGAACTCCGCGCTGTAGTCGGGGAAATGCTCGCCGAGCTCCTCCCGGCGCGCGCCTGTGAACTTCACGCGCTCCGCCCACACGGTCGCGGTCGGCACATAGACCGTCTTCTCCGACCGGAACTTGTCGGCCTTCGTCTCCGGCCTCAGGAGCCTCAGCTTATATTTCATCCGTCCCGCCTGCATCGTCAGCAAGTTTTACCCAGGGTTTGACAAGCGCCTGAAGAGCGTCCGGAACCTCGTGCATCTGCGCCGCGCTCGCGCTCTCGCGCTGGTTATACCAGTGCCCGGCGAGCATCATGGCCGCCTGCGCGAGTGGGCGGGGGAACACGCCGCCGTTCATCGCGCGAAGCTCCTCAGCCGTGCGACGCGTGGCCCCCACAATATGCTCCTCGGAAGTGTCCAGCAAATGCTGCAGATACTCGTCATCGCCGGTGAAATCATCGGCGCGGACGTGTTTCTTGAATAGTTCCAGACTCACCTCAGACATCGCTTATGCCTCCTCCTCCTTCTGCTTCTGCTTGCCAAGGATGAACGCCTCCTGATAGAGGGTGACTGTGCCGAAACGGGCGTTCAGAACGAAATCCACGGCGTTTTTGCGGGCAAGTGTGTAGGGGTCCACTATCAGGTTCATGGAGTCGAAGAAACCTGCCGCCTGATATGCCCAGTCGCCGAAGCCGATGTGGCCGTCGCCGATGTGGGGGGTGGTGAACACGGGGTAGCCGAGCACATGGTCGTTCTCGCAAAGGAACCTGCCGCTGCCGGAGTCAACCTTGATGTCCTCGAGCTCGGCCTTCATGTCTTCGGTCATGACCCAGCATGGGGCGATCAGCTTGATGCCGGTCTTCACGACCTGCGCCTTCATCTTCAGAAGCTCCCTGCGCGTGGGCACTTCGCCGGCGAACTCGAACGGGGTCTTGGCTGCCTCCACAAACGGGCCCACGATGGCCTTGTCTTTAACCTTGTTGCCGTCGCTCACGTCTGTGTATGTCCCCTCCGTGGTGAAAAGGGCCTCGTTGACGCAGTCGACAATGGCGGCGGGCATCTCCTCGCGCACCACGCCCTCCACAATCCCCTCGGAGTCGTTGAGCTCCTCGCGGGTCACGGGGATGGCGCAGCCGAGTCGCTCGGGCTTGGTCTCGAGCTTGCTCCAGTCTATATTGGAGTCCGCAAGGCGCTCTCCCTCCTTCACCCATTTGGCCTGACCTTTGCCGTGGCGTGGCCAGCGGAGTGTGCCGCCGCTCAGCCCCGTGCGGATGGTGAGGCCCACCTTGTCGTAGATAAGCCCGGCGCGGAGGGGCTTGAGCATCTCCTGCTGCTGGATGGGGATGATGCCTGTCCCCTCTACGTCTGCCGTGGTCATGAGGTCGCGGCAGAGCATAACTGTCACCTGCTGGCGGTTAGCTATGCTGTCGCGGAGAATGCTGTCGGGATTGCTGCTACGCGGAAGCTCGGGGCTCTGGAGGGCCTGGATCTTCATCGCTATGATGTCGTTGTCTCTCACGAGGCGCACATATTCCGTGTCCTCTTGCTCCGTGCGCTCGCGGTTCTCGCGCTCGCACACGTCTGCGATCTCGCCTATGCGAGTGGTGTTCTCCTGATGTCGCTGGATAAGCTCTCGGAGCACTGTCTGTTTCGGTTTTGCCATTGCCGTTATTATTGAATAGTTTTGTTTTTAGCTCATATCTTGTGGCGGGAAGCCTCCCTCATCGTGCGGATATACTCCCCGAGGTCGCGTAGCCCCTCTTCGCGGAGCCCGGCTGAGAGGTCGCGGGCCTCTACGCTCGTGGCCGGATAGGCCGGGTCGGGGGTGATGGTCATGTCGTAGACCCCGGTCATCACCTTCACGCGGCATGTCACGACTGTCTTGTCTCCCTTGCGCTCCACTTTGCGCTCCACATAGTCGCGGTCGTAGTAGCGGGTGCTGAAGGCGAACGAGCAGCCGTCGATGATGCCGCTCCTCACAAGCTCCAGCGCCTTGTCGCCGTCCGGTGTCCGGGGGGCCTCGAAACTGAAGGCCACGCCCCGCTCGTCTATAGTGTAGCCCAAAGTCCCGGAGCCTTGCTTGCTCCGGGCAAGCAGCAGCTGCCGGTCATGAAACATCGTGAACTTTATGTCGGAGCTGTCGAGAAGCTCCTGAGTC